TTTCCTCGCAGGAAAGCCGGGTCAACTTTTATCCCTCTGCGGCCTGCAGCATTCTGTCGATGAGAATGCCATAGCCCTGCGCCGGGCTATTGACGAGCACGTGCGTGACTGCGCCGACCAGCCGTCCGTTTTGCAGGATCGGGCTGCCGGACATTCCCTGCACGATACCGCCTGTTTTGGCAAGCAGCGCCTCGTCCGTCACGGTAATGAGCAGGTTCCGGCCATTTTTCGCGTCTGCATCCACACGGTCAATGCGGATGGCAAAACGCTGCACCTGATCGCCGTCGACATTTGAAAGGATCTCCGCCGGGCCGGTCACGACCGACTCAGCAGGAGCCGTTTCGACTGTCTGCCCCTGACGCGGATGGGTCATCGTGCCGAATATCCCGCAGGCTGTATTTTTGTCCACGGTTCCCACCGTGTCCGTCACATCGAAAAGTCCGTGCAGCTCTCCCGGCGTTCCGCGTGTACCGGCGCGGATCTCAGCAACGCTCGACCGCACCAGATAGCCGGACTGCATCATCAGAAGCTGCGTCCCGTCCAGACTGCTGACGCCGTGGCCGAGCGCACCGTAGCTTCCGGTTTCGGGGTCATAATAGGTGACAGTCCCGATCCCCGCGATATGGTCGCGTACCAGAACGCCGAGCCGGTAGCCGGACGGCGTTTTTTCCGGCGTGACAAGAAACTCCGCTTCCCTTCCGCCGCGTTCCACCCGCACGACAATCGGCTCGCTTTTCTGAATGCTTCCGAGCAGCGCCTGCGCGCTGTCTGTTTTCTTTCCGTCCGCCGCAATGATCACATCGCCCTTCCGGATCCCCGCCTGCTGCGCAGGTGTGCCGCTCTCTACCTCCGTGACCATCAGTCCCTCCGCATAGAGCTTGATGCCGACTGTATATCCGCCCGGAACCAGCGCGCGTCCGGCTGCGGCAGTCTGGCAGCACAGCGCAAGCGCAAGAACGAACGCGGCCAGCGCGGCCGGTATTTTTCTATAAAAAATGTTCCGCCTCATGTTCTCATCCTCTCCGCAAAAGTCTCAGCGCCATTATCTTGACCCGCCGAGCCGGAAAGAAACCGCGCATGGCGTATGTAAAAGAAAGTCTGTTTTCCTTGTCATGAATTAGAAATTCTCCGTTTTTCGAGAAAAAAGAAGCGTGTATCGGTAAAAAGGTCCTGCTTTTCCGCCGAAATCCAGAATTGCAGTTTCCATCTCAATTTAATTTCTGCAAAAAAAGAAAAATTAGTCTTGACTTTTCAGAATAAATCGTTATAATAATCATGCGCTTCGGAAAGAAGCTCAGCTAGGGGATTTGTGTAACGGTAGCACACCGGACTCTGACTCCGTTTGCGGGGGTTCGAATCCCTCATCCCCTGCCAGAAAAAAAGTCCTGCAATCTCAATGGATTGCAGGACTTTTCCTTGTATATCAATGCTTTCAGGAATTTCAGGCGGTATTGTTTTTGCGAATGAATACTGGTTATCCAGAATGAATTTTGATTTTTCAGAACGCATTTTTGCCACGATTTTTGCCACGAAATCAGGACGCTATGCAGTGATAATACGCGCTGATCTTTTCCTCCGGGCCACCTGCGTCCTTGTCGTCCAGGAACGCAACGGCCATGTCTGTGTAGTAGTCCTGCGTGTCGACGCCGTGCTTCTTTGCCGTCTTGTGATAATCGCTGTAGATCATGTTCATCGCGGCATACCAGACAGCCGGGTCGTAATGATACCCTCTGGATACCATGACCGCAGTTGTCTGCGCCATCGGCCAATGCTGGCCGGTCGTTCCGTCCGTGTTCTCCATGCGGGCCGTCCACTCTTTTGCATCGTCCTCTGTAAATTCCATCATTTTCGTGGACTCACGAAAATGGTCACCACCCAGCTTATGCAGCGCGCAGATAGCATCCGCATACACTGTCACTTCCTCTGCGTGGCCCAGCGACACCGGACGTTCCATGATCTCATGCAGCTCCTTATGGAGTTTTTCAATATATTCCTGCATATCACGCCTCCTGAATGAATTTATAGAGCTTGTCTACGTCGTTCTGGTCAAACTTCAAGTCGCCGATGAACGGCACTGACACGGACAGCTTGTTTTCGAATTTCGGCCTTGCCGCGCTGTACAGGCGATCAATGTCTATATTTCCCTGCTCGTCCATGATGTGCATGAGCTTGACTGCCGGATTGTCGCGCAGGCCAAGAATATAGTCCCGGCCTCCGTCCATGATGAGCGCCAGCGCGACACCTGCGCCGATGCCTTTGCCGCCCGGCAGGTGCGGGATGACCTCATTGTCCGCGTAGCGCATCGCGCCGCGCATGGCCTGATCGATGGTTACTGTCATAGGCTCTCCTCCGTTTTAAGTCCGGGGCGGCGATTGCCGCCCCTTTTGCTTAGCTGTTGCAGCATCCGCCGCACTTCGGGATCGGGTTGTAGAGCGACTGCGCCGTGGTCGCGGTGCCCGTGGTGACGTCGGCGACCTGCTTGGGATAAAAGGTCGCATTTACGTAGGTGACGATGGAGTTGTCACCGCAGCAGCGGCGCTCGGCCTCCATCTTCACGGCGTCCAGCGCCTCCTTGCGGACGCAGTCAACGTCCTGCTTTACAAGCGTAAAGCTATCCTCGGTGCGCTGGTTGTGTACGGCCTGCTTGCACAGTGCCTCACGGATGTCCTTGAGCTGTCCGTCGATATAACCGTACATCTCCAGCATTTTCTGATCGTTGTACGTGTTGGCCTTGAGCAGCGCGATCTCGCTGTCCTTCGCGGCCAGCTTCTGCTCCCGGTCAAGATCGTAGCGCGTGACCGGCATATTCTCGCTGCACGTCGGCTCCTGCTGCCGCGCGGCGAGCATGGCGGCGACCGTCATGGCAGGCGTAACCGCTGCGGCTACGTCAGCGGCTTCCGATCTCTTGTTCTGGTTGAGGCCGCCCAGCAGATTACCGAGTCCGCCGTTTGCCAGCCCCAGCGCGGCACCGCCGATGCCAAAGCCCAGCGCAGTCCCAGCGAGTCCCTTGCTTGCGTATTCCATAAAAAATACCTCCGAAAAGTAGTAAACCGGCCGGTTTCTATTCTCAGTTTACCGGATCCCGGTTTTTCGTGGGGGACATTTGTGTGGCACTTCCGGGACATTTGTGTACCATTTGCGGGACATAGAAAAAACGCCCCGAGCGTGATGCTCGAGGCGTTTTGCGTTATGCTCCTGTCAGACGGCGGGCGGTGTTGTAGATGTGCGGCAGGCGGCGGGAGATGGTTTTGCGGTCGATACCGATTTCACCGGCCGCGTCCAGCTGCGGGAGCCTGCGCACGATATAAAGTCTCACGATCTGCTGATCGATCTCATCCAATAAGCCCTCGTCAGCGACGCGCTCCCAGTCGCTGCGCGTGAGGTGTTCCAGCTCCTTCGGCAGAGCCAGCCGCGCAGTTATGCTTTCGTCACTCCCTTCGGCTCGCCGCCTGGCGGAGCTTACTTCATCGCCGCAGCCAGCTTTTTCAGCAGGTCTTCGCCGTATTTGTAATCGGCAAGATACTTGATCGTGCTGTCCGCAAGTCCGGCCTTTGCCTTGATGGTCTTCTTGGCGTCCTCGACGGCCTTGTCGACGGTTTCCGTGTCGTAGTCGATCCACGGGAGCTTCCCGTGCTTCTTCCATACGCGGCTGTTGTAGCCGCCCTTGATACCGATGTTGCCGACGCCGGTGATCTGCACGCCATTACCCCAGATGGGCGTACACTCAACGGCCAAGCCGTCTCCGATGTACAGGCCCCAGTGGCCTGGCATCCATAGCCCTTCGCCTGGGACGAGTTTGTCCCAGCCGGACGCGGATACGTCCCTGCACTTCGCGATCATGCCGTCGGCGGAGACGTCAGGGACGCCGTTCGCGGCGTATTTTGCGCCGCCATATGCCGCGTTCTGATTGCCGTTCCAGCCCCACAGAATGCCCTTCGTGAGGTTCACGCAGTCAAAACCGAAATAGCTCTTGCCGATCTGCTTGCGCAGCTCAGACTGCTTGGCGGCTGTGTACCAGCTTGGATACTGTGCAGCTTTTTCCCGGATGATGCTTTCTGTAACCGGCATCCCGAAGCAGCCCCACATATACACGGTTTGGTAATTCTTCGCGACGTCAATATGCCGCCTGACAAGCTCGGAGGCTTTCATAACGCTCATGCCCGCTCACTCCCGTACAACTCGTGGTGCAGCTGCAGCACGGCGGCCTCGATCAGCTTGTCGATCGTTTCTACATCAAATTGAATGCCCTTCTCGGCGAGGAAGTTCACAACATACGCTTTTTTCGCCGCGCCGTCCGTCGCGGTATACAGCTGCTCCGCCGCCTTTACGCCGATCTCAACGTAAGTGCGGAGCGTTTGCAGCTTATCCGCGTCGATTTTGGTTTTGAGCCACGGGATCAAAAATGCCGAAATGAGCGCGCTGATGAGTGCGATCACTGCCGAGATGATCTGTGTGTAGTCCATATGTATGCTCCTTTCAATCTTTCAGCACGATCTCTGCGATGCGTGCTGCTGCTTCCGGGCCGTATTTTGCGGCCCATTTATCCATGTACTTCTGCGCGTACTTCGCGCGGTTCTCATTCTTGGCTTTCCAGAGGTAAAAGCCGCTGGAGGCCGTTGTTTCGGCCAGCACCGCAAGCGTGATCTCCGTCAGATCTGCGCCTGCCGCGCAGGCGATGATGAGCGCGATGCTGACGAGCGCGCTGCAAATCAGCCATTTCTTACTAAACTCCATTGCTATGTCCGCATTGCGCCTCCAGCTGGTGCAGGAACTTTTTCACATCGCCGTTCCCGCCCATCTTTTTATACTTCTCTCCGGCGATCAAGCGCTCTGCCATCGGCATTTCCTCCGACATGATGGTCAGGCGGAGAATTGCGAGATACTGCTCGTTCTGATGCTCCTGCATTTTCCCGAGCTTTTTGTCAATCTCGTCGAGATGCTCATCCTGCGATGTGGCCTTGCCGCGCTTTTTCTGTACCGCGCTGACGACGGCGTTTACTACCGCCGTAAGCGCGGACGAGCCGAGCACGGCGCAGACGAGGGTAACGATGATAGTCTTGGTGTCCATGTCTCCGCCTCCTTATTCGTACTGCCACGCGATTGCACCGTTGACGGCGGGCGTCGTTTCTTCTGCGTTCAAGGACATACCTCTGGCCATCAACGTTGTATAGTTTGTGTCTGCCTCATGCACACCTGTAGCACGGTTGAACATCTTGTACACCGTGTTCACGGCCCTTGGTGTAACGGCTTTGTCTGTATCCGTCCGGGTTACTGCGTCCACCAGATATGTAATGCCTTTGGCCCCTGTTCCGGCGCTCGGAAGATCCGCCCATGTGCCGTTGCCTTTCAGATACTTTCCCTGCTGACCCTTTGCGGGGGCAGGAACAAAGCCTGCCGTTCCGGCAGCAGTGCTGGTTGCGCCGGAGAACTCAACCACGTCCGCATTATCTCCCTTCGGGCCCTGCGGGCCGGTCGCGCCTGTGGGGCCTTGCGGGCCGGTTTCACCCTGAGGCCCAGTTGGGCCGGTTTCGCCCCGCGGGCCTTTGAGGTTGACGGGCGCGGGGTTGGCCTTGCCGCCGTCATTTGTCCAACTCAGAACGCCCGCAGCGGAGACGGACGGCGTGAATGTCGTGCCGTCTGCGCCGGGTACTCCATCCTTGCCGGGGCTTCCGTCTTTGCCGGGTGCACCATCCGCGCCAGCAGGGCCAGCAGGGCCAGCAGGCCCCTGCTGACCGGGAGAACCGGGTTCGCCCTTTGCACCGTCCGCCCCCGGCTCGCCCTTATCGCCCTTATCTCCCTTCGCGCCTTGCAGCGGGCCGTTATTGACCCACGAATTGGACACGCCGTCGTAGATATAAATGTCATACGGTTCCGCCGTGCCGACCCCGTAAGCATCGCCCACCGCCGGATCCTGTACGGAAGATTCCAGTGCCGAGGCAGTTGCATAATAGCCTTTGACCACAAAGCCCGTGCCCGTGTCTCCCTTCGGCCCGGTTGGGCCGGTCGGGCCAGCGGGGCCGGTCTCGCCCTGCGGCCCTTTCTCACCGGGGTCTCCTTTCGGCCCCTGCGCTCCTGTATCGCCTTTTTCGCCCTTCTCGCCGGGGTCTCCCTTCGCGCCGGTTGCGCCGTCCTGCCCTTCCGCGACGACACCGGTATCCTGCGTTCCGATAAACCAGTGCTTGTTGCTGCCGATATGCGGGGTTACGCCGTCCGCGCCATCTGCCCCGGCTGCACCTGTAGCACCTGCCGGGCCAGCAGGGCCAGGTGGGCCTGCTGGGCCTTTATCGCCCTTTGGGCCTTGTGGGCCGGTGTCTCCTTTATCACCTTTTAACGCATTGACTACCTGCATCGCCGCAGTGTCAGGGGCTACGGCCATGTTCAGCCGCTGTTCAAATACTGCGTCAGACATAACGACATACCTCCTACAGAAGTTCTTCTACGCCGACGACGGCGATCTCCGTTGCCCGGTCATTGCCGTTCTCATCCGTGAACGTCATTTGGCAGCGGGCCGGACGGACAGTCAAGCTGTCCGCGTCGGTCTTTGGGATCTCAACGGTAAAGCTCGTCGGAGAGGATACCGTCGGCGTATAGGATTTGGAAAAGCTGCCGCCCTGCACGACCTTGAAGCTAAGCCCCGTACACTGCGTCAGATCGACGCCGCGCATCGTGACATACAGGACGTTTTTGATTTTCTGTACCATGGATACCTCCTATCTGAGCCTGTCCCAGATTTTTTTCTTGGTGCTGTCGCCATAATCGTACACGCTGATCGCAATGGCGTATTTCTGCTCCTGCGTCAGGTCTGTGCTGTTCAGATAGTCGCAGAACCACGTCCACGCATTTTTGTAGCCTGCCGCTTTTCGCTCGTCCTCGCTCGGGCGCTCTTCGTACTCCACAATCGCGTCGATATAGTCTGCCATTTCCGCGCCGGTGTCCTTGACATTATGTGACCATCTTGCTTGATACGACGGAGAAAGTTCACTTTTCGCGGAAGACGTGCTGATGTTTCCTTTTCGAAGCTGTTCAGAGAGGTAAATATACGTCTTTGTGTTGTCCGTATAGAATCCCATGCGGATTGCGGATTTCTGGTCTTCCGTCCACTTCTGCTTATCAAGCCATGCGTCGAACTGTGATTCTGCACTTTCGGTGACTTTTCCGTCTTCGTCTTTTACGTCTTTCATTCCGGCGTGCGCATTCGCTGCCTGCAAAGCCATTGTCGGCGTGACCTTCGCGTTTCTGCCGTACCGGTCATAAGCCTTGATCTCCTTGTCACTCAAAACAGAAAGCGCAACCGCGTCGTTGATCTCTCCGTTCTTGTAAGCTGCAAGATACTCGTCCGCTTTTGTGCCGTTTTTGTTGGCGTCAGAATAACGAGCCTCGATTGCCTTTTCCATAAAATGCTGCGCAAGCTCCTTGCTGCCCTTGCCTGCCAGTTCCTTCTGTGTGTCCGTCAGCTTGCCTCCGTACTTGGACGCTTCCAACGCCTCAAAATACGCGTTTGCTTTCTCAGTCGCAGAAGCCACAAGTTCATCGGAAAGGCCGATATAATCTGCGCCCTTATGCTGGTTCTCGACACCGGAAAGCTGCTTCTTCGTATCGTCGGAAAGATAATGCTGCGCCTTGACGGCAGCGGAGATCATAGCGTTGTTCCGTTCTGCGCCGGATTTCTCCAAGATCTTCTGCGCGGAGGCTTTCATTTCATACCCGATCCCGAGCTTGTCCTTTGCGCTCTCCGCCGCAACGTCTTTCGCCTGCTTCAAAATCTCCGCTTTCATGCTGTCCGGCATGGACTTGTAATTCTTATCGTTCATCAGCGCGGTCACAGCAGCGGAAAACGCGTCGCCGTATGCCTTCTGGTATATGCTGCGCTGCTCGAACGTCAGGCTGACAGATTCGCCGTCGACCTTCACAGAACGCGGAGCCGTCCGGTCAGGGTACAGAGAATTGCCGGTCGCGTCGCTGATCTTCTCGATCTCGGAGGAAACTGCATCGGTCTTGTACGTCGTGATATTGCCGGGGTTCACGTTCCGGTTCAGGAAGTTGCGGACACCGCCCTCATTCTTGACAGGATTTCCCCATACGTCTGTCTTCGCTGGGAGTGTTTCACGCAGGCCGGGGATAGACGCTTTCGCGTTGTCGACCGCCTGCTGCCAGACGTTATCCGAGGAATAGGCGTTCCGCTCAGTGCCGTCGAGGCCCTGCGCAATGCCGCGCAGCGCGTTCGGAATGACACTGGAAAGCTGGTTCGCGGCGTACTTCTGCGCGGCGTCCAGCATTTTTCCGCCGGGCGTGCTTGCGTCGCTGTACTGATAGTTGTTTACAACATCCTGCATCGTGGACATGACCGGCGTATCCAAGACAGACTGCAACGCGCCGGACAGGGAATTTCCGAGCACACGGCCAGCCGTCACGCCCGCTTCACTGCGGATATCATCTGCGATCAGTGCGCCGGTCGTGAGCTGCGCGTTCAGCGGGTCGAGGAAACCGATGGACAGCAGCGTGTCGCCGTTCTGCCATTCAGTGCTTTCACCGCGAAGATCACGAAGGGCCGCGCTGATATTCAGCTGTGTCCCGTCAAGGCCGTGCGTCTTGCCGAGCGCGTCCTTGTTCTTGTCTTCGTCGTCGCCGGTCACTTTCAGCCATCCGCGAAGCGCGCCAGCCGCAGCAATGGCGATCATGCCGGAGCCGGTCAGCGCACGTCCTACGCCCTGCACCGCCTTTGCCTGCTGCGCCGCTGTCAAATTGCCCTTCTTCGCGGAATCAAGCATATTGATGAAATCTGCGGCGGAAACGAGCAGACCGGCAGGCGAATACTCGATTGCACGCGCGCCGAGGTTCGAAGGAACCTGCGCGAACGGCAGGACAATATCGCCCGCGCCGATATCGCCGATATGCGCCTTGTTGAGCGCGTTTCGGACGCCGATTGCCGCGTCGGACAGGACGGTCTTGTCCTGAAACGTGCGGTAAAGTGCTTCCTGCTTGCCCGCGTCGCGCAGAGAATCATCCTTGATTTTGCCCTTTTCATAGAGCCGGTCAATTCCCTTCTGGACGCTGGCTTCAATTCCGCCCTTCTGAAATTCGTCGGTCGCGTTCAGCGTGTATCCCTCATACGCTTCCCAGACAGACATGAGTTTCGAGAACACGCCGCCGGACATTTTAAAGGTGCGGTTCGCGGTGTTCTCATACTTGCTCATACCCCCGGAGGTATCGACGTCAAGGCCGACCTCCATGCAGGCACGAGCAAGCCCGTCCATGGAGCCTTTGCGCTTTGCCGCCGAGAACCACGACGCATCGCCCGCGACGCTGCGCGTGCCGGTGATCGTGGATACCAGCATATCCAGCGGAACAGAAATATTCCGTGCAACGCTGTCAACCGGGTCGAAAACGTTATTGGAAACAAGGTTCCGCATGACGGTTGAAACCTTGGACAGCATACCCGCACGCCGCACAGTCTTGACCTTCTCGCCTGCGGAAACCGTCCTTGTATCCGCTGCGATGTTGTAGATACTGTCAGCGGCAAACGTCTTGAGAAAGTCGAGGTTTTCCCCGCCGCCGGACTGTGCTTCCGCACGCGCATAGTTCGCAATGCGGTTCATGGCCCAGTTGACAATGGGCGAGGTCTTATTGCCGATGAGCGTACCGGTCTGCCGCACAGTGCTTGCGCTTTTGATGATGCCAACCAGATCGTTGACGTTGACATTCGCATTCTCCTGTCCGGTGCCGACCGCCGCGTCGTACTGCTGCGCAAGCGCGTTGACGCGGTTCATGATCTCGGCTTTGTTGGTCTTCTTCGCCGCCCGTTCCAGCGCCGCAGAAGCGTCCGCAACAATGCCGCCGCCCGTCTGCCGGGAATACTTGGCGTAGGCCTGCAATGCCTGACCGGCTGCCGTGCCGTGCGCAGAAACTTCCTTGCGCCAGTTGGAATACTCCGTCCAGTCGCCGGTCTGCTCCGCTGCCCTGCGGTAGTTGTCTAGGATCGTCATGCCCATGTCAACCTCTTCGCCGCTCCAATTATGCTTTCCGCGCAGCTCGGCCATTTCCCCGGCGTAATCCTGCGCCAGCCGCAGACGGGCGTTGTCAAGGCTCTTCGCCTCGGAAATGGTGTCGTACATGATCGGCGTGCGCTGCGATTCCGGCACGTTCCAGTCGGCTTCCATGCTGCCGATGGTGTTGCTCTGCGTCTGGGACTGCTTCGGAACAGATTCAAACTGACTGCGCATCGCGCCCATGTCATTTGCCGAAACATTCTGGTTGACAGAACCGCTGGATTGTGGTACAGTCCAATTAGAAGAACCTTGCGGCAGATCGCTTTGGGCGTTATGTACAGGGCTTTCGTCAAAGAAAGCATTGTACTCTGTAACATGCGGGTTCTTCTTTTGTATATACATGGTGTCTGTCGAGATCGTTTTTCTACTGTCTGAAACAGCTTCAACTGCAACATAGTTGCCATCAATATACTTCTTGAAAAGGAGAACGGGGCGGCCGCGAGTATCCGAATGCGCACTCAAATCGACACTATCGGGAGCAGAAATCACCTCCGTTAAGAGGGAAAGTGAATCTGGTGTTACCGCGATTTGCCCACTATCCGCCTCGGCTTTTGCGCTTCCGTGCCGCTTAAATGTATGCGCGACATCATCGCTGGACATCATCACCGTGTAATCGGAAATGTCCATTCCTGCATTTTGCGCCATTTGCGCAGCTGCATCTGTAACCTTTCCGAGATACGCCCGCTTAAATTCGCTTCTGTTGCTCAAAGCGCTTTGAATGAATTTCTTGAAGTCTTGAACCGTCGAGATAATTACATTTTTCTTCCCGGTTGAAAGATTGACAACCTCTTGAAGATTGAATTTTTTCAATCCGTTCGGTGCAAGGCTTTCTCCGCCCGTTATAACGCTCTCTGCGCCGCGTTCCTGCGCTGGCTGCGTCGTTTGCTGGGTGTTCTGGTTCGCGGCCTGTGCGGGGTCTGTGAGCGTTTCGCCGCGCAGCGCGGCTTGAATGGACGCGTCAAGCATTTCGTCCTGTGTCAGCTGAGTGTTCCGCGCCTGATTCTGGCTGCGCGAACCGAGCGCGCGATTCAGCGCAAAGTTCCCCGCGCCGAGGATGCCGCCGACTGCTGCGCCGGTTGCAAATTCCTCGGCTGACTGATACGGATTGAAAACAGCGTCCCGGCCCTGCGCCGTGTTGTCGAGTGACAGCCACTCCCGATCTCCGTCATAGACAAGCTTCTGCATGGCGCGGCTGATCGGGTTCTGAATGAGTTCTTCGCCGCCCTCTTCGACCGCGCCCTTGATCAGATTTTTCGCCTTGCTGAGCGCAGAAAGCGTGCCGTCGTTCATCCAGTCGTTGTTTTCCAGACCACCGCCGACTTCGATTGCGGCGTTTGCAAGGCCAGCTATCGTAGACGCCAGAATAGCCTGCTCGTCTGTCGCTCCGGCTCCCTTTGCCTCTGCAAAGTTACCGCCGGTTTCCTGCATAAATGAAAGCCAATACGACGGGTCGCTGGAGATCCGCCGCATAACGGTTTCGATGCTGCCTGCAAGGCCGGAGCTGGCCTGCGTCAGCGTTCCTGCGCTCGAAGTGCCGAGCGTCAAAAGCGCAAGCGCAGCCTGCGGCAGCGCTGCAATGACACCGGTTCCTATCGTGTTTGCAACGCTGCCCGCTTTCGTATCGCTCCAGTTTGCTGCGGAGCGCTCGTTCAGCGAATCGGACGTGCGCTGGGTGTACTTTGCCCAAGCATGGATCGGCTGCAAAAGGGAACTTGTGAACGCCGAATCTCCTTTTACAAACTTCCCGTCCTTTGTAAGCCCGCCGTTTAAATAACTTTCTACTGTTTCAACTGTCGTCGCTGCGGCGTCGGCAAAGTTGGCAATAGAAGCGTTGAACTGACCGAGGCCTGCGCCGAGCATGGTGAAAAGCTTTCCGCCGATCCCCTTGTCGGTCTGCGGCTGGGCTGCACTCTGCCGCTGCGTGATCGCCTGCTGAATCAGGCTGTCCGTCTGAGAAGGGATACTGAACCGTTCGGAATCCCGCACCGTCGGCAGGCTGCGCCAGGCGTTCTGCTGAAGCTCTCTCCGGGCGGAATCAAAAAACTGCTGTTCCGCCCCTCTGGTCTGTGCGTCTGCCGCTTCGCTGATCGTGAACCGGTCTGCGTCCGCCACCGTCGGGAGGCTCTGCCACGCATTTTTCCGGGCCTCTTTCTGTGCCTCTTCCTTGCGCTCCTGATACGAACGCATGACTTCTGCACGGCTCGGCGTGTCGGTGTACTGAACGGAATAGGAATCCCGCGCGTTCTGCCCGCTTGCCGCAGCGGCCTTGATCTCCGGGGCCGTCGCCTTCTTTACAAGCGTCAGTTCGGCGCTGGCGGCGTTGATCTGCGCCCTTGCCGTGTCATATCGTGACTTTGCCTCGTCGTACTTGCTTTCAAGGTCGCCGCTGCTCTTGCCGCGCGCCTTGTTCGCGGAGATCTGCCGGGCAATGTCCGCCATGTCCTTCTGCGCGGAAGCGGCCTGCTTGCGCAGCGTTGCAACGTCCGGGCCGGTAGATGCTAGTGCAGACTTCGCCGCGCTCTTTTTCGTGCCGGAGGTGCTGGAAGCGTATGTACCGGAACCGCCGGAGTACGAGCCGCCCGCAGAGCCGGTTCCGGAGCTGACCGGGGCAGCTGCCTGCTGCGCGTCGCGTTTCGCGGCTTCGCGGTCAATGGTGGCCGTGTAGGTCTTGCCGTCTTTCTTGACAGTGATACTGCCGTCCTCGTTTCGCGTCCATAGCGAACCGTCGGAAGCTTCTGCCATGTCCCCGGCTCTCTGTAACTTTTCTGACAGAGAAACACCTTTGGCTGAACCGATTCTGTACTCCGGCTGCAGCGCCTGTTGAACTGCATCGTTCAACTGCTCGTCGCTGATTTTGGCTTTTCCGCCGTCCTGCGTCAGTCCGGCAGTTACCGCGTCCGTCGCCTGCCGCGCCTTTTCAGACGCAAGCACCTGTTCCGTCTGCGCCGGTGTGATTGCGTTCCGCGTCGTGTCTTGCTGCAGGGAATACGAAGGTGCAGCCTGATTCGTGCTGTCCAGAACCGGGGTGTTAATGGACGCGGGCTGTTCTGGTGTGTACTCCGGCGTGGCCGGTGCGGCGGGCGCGGATACGCCCATTCTGCCGGTCATGGTCTGCCCGTTCTTCGTGACGGTAATGCTTCCGTCGGCTTCCTTTTTCCAAAGAGAACCGTCGGAAGCCTCCGCCATGTCGCCCGCTTGCAGCCTGTTCGCAAGCTCCTTGCCCTTATCGGAGTTGATAAAATAATCAGCCATATGCCCTTATCCCTTGATATCCGCTTCCATTTCTACGCCGTCTTTCGTGACGTAAACCTTGCCGTTCGGCGATTTCCGCCATACAGAGCCGTCCGAAGCGTAATATTTGTTTCCAACTTGCAGATTTCCGGCGATACCTTTGCCCTTTTCGCTCCCGATCATATACTTGTTGGTCGAATACCCCCTTGCCGTTTTGGCCATACTGGCCGTAGTCTTGCTGACTTTCTGGTAAGGGATACCATAACTCTTGTAGTTCGTCGCGAGGTAATTTTCAACGTTGTCGATGCCGCCTGCTTTGTTGATGATGTTGATGTAATACTCTGCCCACTCGATCTCATTCTGCGTGGCCTGCTTGAACGAACTGCCGCCGGACGAACTCTTGCCGTAATACCCGCCGGAGGATACGATCTGTTGCGCCTTGTCGTACATTTCGTTGAGCTGCTCCGTATTGCCGCCGCTGATACCGAGAAGTTCAGCATACGCAGAAGCGTTGCTTCCGGCGGAACTCATGACAGAGCTGTTGAGGATATTGAACATCTGCAACGCACGGTCTGCGTCGGCCTTTGCCGCGCTTGTAAGGCTCTCGTCCACGCGCACAGCCTCTTCGTACAGGGCCTTTGCCAGATTCAGGTCATTGTCTGCCTGCGCTTTCTGTATCGCGCTCTGGTACTGCTGTCCGAGAAGCTGCCGCTGACGCTCGATCTCGGCGCGCTTCTCCGCCTCAGACTGGCGCAGATTGTTCATGTTCGCTGCAAGCTGGTTCTGCTGGGCAAGCTCCGCCTGTCCGCCCGTGCCAGAGTTCAGGCCGCGCGCGTTCGCGTACTCCTGAAATGCCTGCCGGTTGCGGTCTGCTTCCGCCTGCGCCTGCCGCTGCTGCTCGTAATAGATGCCGCCGAGCTTGCCTTCCTCCGCGCCGAGATCGGAAAGATTCTGGTTGTAGTCGCTTTCCAGCTGGGATTTGTTTGCCGCAAGGCTGGCTTCGTACATCTTGCGGATCATTTCTTCCTGGCTGGTCGCAGACGGCGTTTTATAATCTCCGAGCTGGTTCAGATACTTTCTGTACCAGTCGTAGATGGTGCCGCCTCCGGCAGAAGAACCAGTGCCGACCACTGCGCCAACGTCGGTTCCGGTGCTCGTTTTATTGCCGGGCGTAAATCCCGGGTCAATGTCGCCGCCTGCTGCGCCGGGCGAAGGCCGCGTTGTTCCGCCGAATCCCGGCTGCGGCTGACCGCCTGCTGGCGGATTGACCGGCGTAGTGTCTGCCCCTGGCGTTTTGCCCGGGCCAAAAGAGAACTCCGGGTCAAGCGTCCTCTGTATGTCCGCTGTGGAAAGATTGCCTTGCACCAGTGAGCCGCCCTGATTCCCGCTGCCCTGATTTGCAGAAGCCTCTGGGGACTGCGTGTTCCCGACCCGCTTGTTTCCATCATGGGCAGTCCAGTTTTCCATGTAGCTTTCCGCAACCCCGTTAGAGCTTCCGCCTGCGGGGTTGTCGCTCTGCGTCGGCTGCTGCACGCCTTTTACAACGGCCTGCCCGCCCGGCGGCTGCCATGGAAGGGTGATATCATCCCCGCGAGGTTGACGCAGTTGCAGCCTCCCGCCATTTCCTACCGGTGAATCCAGCGCCGGCTTCTTCCAAATATTGCTGTCACTGATTCTCATTCAGCACACCTCATGCCGCCGTAAAATACTGTCCGATCAATTCGTGTGGGAGATAGTGCAACGTGATCTTATCGCCCACAGACGCACCAGTTCGCTCACACAGATACAGTTTGCCGTCTTCCGGGTCTGTGTAATACAGACCGTAGGTGTATTCCATGCCGCGAGAAGCCGGAATTGGGTCGTCGTGCGTGCCTGTATGTTCTGCGTCAACTACAGCCCAAAGTGCAGGCGTGGCGCTGGGCTTCCAATTTTCCTGCGAGGTATGCGCCTGACGGCATTTGTAGAGCTTGCCGCCGTTGCTTCTGCGGTCGCCGACGGCATAAGCAACGGGATATGCCCATGCAGGAAACAGTTCCACCGCCTTTGCCGCGTCTGTATCATTCAGGCTTTCGGCTGCCTTGACGATGTACGGGCGCAGCGCCCGCGCTCTTTCTGTGTAAGTAGCCATATTATTCAGCCTCCCCAAGAAGAATTTTCGCAGCCTGCTCCGCATCGGCGGAGACTTCGCGCAACAACTCCGTTTCCGTTTTCTTGCCCATCTTGCAGGTGCACGTGCCGTCGCGGTTATCCGTGATCGAGCCTGCGACGCAGTAATCGGAGTTGTCCCACTCCTGCACAGATTCCTGTGTTTCGCCCGTCGGCTGGCCGCTTTCATCGTATACCGGGACGGTGCCGCGCTCAACGATATACCAATGCAGTCCGTTCACAAACAGCTGCGCGGCCTGCGCATATGTCGCCGTCAGCGTGACAGCCTTGGATTCCCGGTTGCCCCAGTCCCGATCAACGAGCTTTCCGTCGATACTTGCCGGGTGTTCTGTGCCATTTGCCTTAAAATAGATCATATATACCTCCGTCATAATGTTTTGAGGGTTACATCCGCCTTGCTCCCATATTCTAAGCTGCTGGATCTGTCTATAACAATATTGCAGTTTCCCATCAACAGATACTCGTGGTTAACCTCGCCATTCGTGCCAAACGCCTTTTCAGCCACAGGGTCGCCGTCTATGAATATTCTTGCAACAGAATTGGAAGACCCTGCCGCCACTAGCGTAATGGATGTTCCTTTCTCAAGTTCAAACGTCCCTTCGGTTCTTTTTTTCCCTTCTATAAGCACATGGCCCCAGTTATTTGCACTCGCATTTTTTGTCGTCACGGTAACTTGCACTGGGTTGCTTAATTTGATATTGTATGACGTTCCGCCAACCATCGTTCTTCCACCGTAAAGCCTGTAACCAGTTCCATCAATCTTTGCGATGCCGCTTTTAACCGTGTAGGCCGTGCCGTTAATCAGTGTTCTATGACCCATACTCGCAAGCCTCATTCATACTGCCACGCGATTTGGCCGTTGACAATCGGCGTGGTTTCTGCCGCAAACAACGCTTCGCCGCGTGCCATGTAGGACGTGTAGTTCGTGTCCTCCTCCGTGACGGCTGTAATTCTGCCGATCTTGTCGTTGATCGTTTTCTCGTCCGGACTGATCTGCTTTGGGAATAAATCAAGCATATGCCGTCCTCCTTACATCAAGATATACGCGCACGGCAGATCGAGCGTCGGGACAGTCTGGCAGGAAAAGGTAATGCCCTCTTCATTCGCACTGTAGACCTTGACGCCGCACTTCGCCGCTTCCTGCCACTGCGCGAGCGTCGCAGAGGTGTCAAGTCCGACCGCATCGTTGCGCCCCGCGCCGATTTTGATCGCAACGGTCTGCTTGTTCTCCGCCCATCCCGCAGCTGCCAGAACGAATGTCGCGCCCTGCGATTTTTCCGCCTTGCCTGCGATCTTAGAGATCTCTGCGTCGCGGGTGACGTTCGCTGCGTTGATGGAAGAGATCGCAGCCGTGTTTTCGCTCGTTGCAGCTACGTTCTGCGTGACGATCTTGGCCAGGGCCGCAACGTCCGCAGACGCGCTGCCGCCGGACGAAATAGCGTCCTGCACCTGTTTTGTCAGCTTTTCCATGCCGACCGTGTTGTTCGGGATGGAACCGGCGGAAATGCCCGCAAGCTGCGCCTGCACGTTTTCAATCGCCGCCTGAATGGTGGCGGCATTGACCGCAGCCGTCGGCGTGAACGGCAGATTCGAGGCGATCAGGGCCGGGATAAGGACGGTGTTGATATAAACTTGCAGGGCAAGCCCGCCCTCGTCAAACTTGGCTTTCAGCTGCGCAGCCGAAAGACCGCCGACGTCGTTCGGATAATCGTCCAGCTTCTGAATGATACTGAGATCAGTATCCAGTTTCGGAATGCTCACTTATGCCACCCCCGTTTTGTTGAGCGCCCTTTGAAGTTCCCCGTAGCCGCTGCCGCCGTTGACCGGGATCTGCCCGGCCTGCGGCGTCTCCGGTACGAGATTCCCGCTTGTCGCGCCCTGATTCATCTGCGACATGGCCTGATTGCCTTTCAGCTTGTCGATCAGCTCCTGCCGCTTGGAAACATAGCCCTCCGGAATCCGTTCCAGATAATCTACCAGCTCGATCTTGCCCTGCATGAGCAGATTGTCGAGCGTCTGCACCGTCGTGATCTCAGACCAGTACGCCGACGCGCCGACGTCAAGCTTCAGCGAAAGCGGGATCTTGTTCAGAATCTCAAAGTCAAACGGCGTATTGAAGTCCTGCTCCGGCAGGGTCATGCCGAGCGGCTGAGAATTCAGCTGGTCTTTCGTCAACATCTTCACCTGAACATACCGCGTACCGTAGTACACGCGCATATGGTCAAGATAAATGCGCCCCAGCTCTTCAATGGATTCATACATATTCAGCTTGACCAGCTCCAGCGGCGCATTCGACGCACGCTGCAAGGCAACAATAGCCGATGTGTTATCCGGGCGCGTGTCACCGAGCGCCGCGTCAGACGCGCCCATGAAGTTCTGCGTATAATTGATCGCACTGTCGATGAACTGCGATACCTGCGGACTGATCGTCGCCGGGTCAAGGATCTTCGCGACGTTATTGACGTCGCCGCCGTTAATGCCGATGGCCGCGCCAACACGGCTGTCCCAGCGCGGGCCAACGCGTGTTTTGTCGTAGACGATCTTCGGGAACGCCGTTGTCATAAGGGACAGCATAGACATTGCAAACAGCTTATTGACGAAGATCTGATTCGGGATCAGCTCTGCGATCAGCGCCTGTCCGTGGTAGCAGTCCTGCACATAGTCCCACGGCATCCATGTAATCGGGTAAAGCTTCAGTTCCGTGTCCTTCTCCGGCTCTACCTCTACGTCCTTCGTACACTGATAGCTGTGGATCGTCCCGGTGTCTTCGTCCTTCCAGAGATATACAATGAGGGTGCAAAGCTTGTCCTGCAATGTGTCCATCTGGTTGTTGAAGTCTTCGGTATCAGGCCGGATCCGGTCGAGATCGTCCTTTTTGGCCCCGTTGCGTTTGGCCATGCGGCGTACTTCTTCCACCATCAGGCGGCGCGGGATGATGATATACGGCTGCGTCTGCACGCGCCGGTCGTTCGGATTGCCGAAGATCACGCGCGTATTCTCGATGATCTCCGTGACGATATCGCCCTTAGCCTCCTGCCCGGTCTCGATATCGGGGTCGAAGTATGTATACGTCGCACCGTCGCCGTCTACCGCCGCATTGCGCATAAACTGGCGCGTCAGCGTCACGACCTTGTTCCGCTCAAAAATAGCCGCAAACTGCTTATTCATAACGTCGGCGACCTTCTCAAGATCGCCGAGCGAATACATACTTGTCGAGCCGAGCGGGGAGGCCTGCATGGACAGGTTGTCGCTGGAGATCGTCGCGATCTGAAACAACGCCACGCGCTTTAAAAAGTTGAAAACCGGCGTCGGCAGGCCGTTGCTTTCCACGCCCTCCCACTGCTTGCCGATAAAGAAGTTTTCGTTTTTCTGCACCGTGTCGTACAAATTCAGCTGCGTGTTGACCTGTACGCCCCGGTCATATCTGCGGTACGCCTTTTCCGGCGTCATTTTCTCTTTCATTCTCTGTCACCCTGCGGATGGCCGTCATAGCCCAGAATATTGTTCATGCCGTCCATCATACGCTTCATCTGCTCCTGCATCCGGCGTTCTTCCTCGGCCAGCGCCGAGTCCGTCGCCCCAAGCGCGGACTCCGTCGCTTCCGGCTCCCGCTCCTTCTGCTGCGGCGCGGTGCCGCGCGTGACGAGCACATAGCCGAGAATACAGACCGCGATCTGGCAGCCCAAAATCAGCAGCTGCAAAACCAGTCCAAGAATCGTTTCCATAGCACCCTCCTATTTCACATTTCCTGTGTAGCGGACCTTCTGGTCGATGCCGAGCACGGTCACGTCGCCGAAGGTCGAACCGCTTGTAATGACGATCTTGTAATAGACGAACTTCTTCACCTTCAGCTTGATCCGCTCGATCTGCGGCGCGCGGTTCGTCAGGAACGACCAGTGAATGAAATTCACATGATCGAAGCCGGACAGGTTCGAGGAAACCTCTTTCTCCGCGTAATCGCTCTTTTTGTCGGAGCGGGCTGAGATCAGGATCCGCGCATTCGTCGCGGGCTTCATCGACACCCAGATAATAGAGCTGGTTTTCCGCTTGAAATCCGCATTGAAGGACATATTCCCGGATTCGTACCGGGATTGGATCGGTACTTCGTCGTCAGCTGTGTGTATATGGTCGAAGTCGACCAGCCGCCCGTCAGAGAAGCCGAGATACATTGCCATGCCGTCCGCGCAGCCGCACACCGCCGGAAGCCCGGTAAACATATACCATGTATTGTTTTCGTAGTTGTTGACGAGCACAGTCCCCTCCGCGTCGTTCAGGAACACAAAGTACTCGTGTGTCATGTTGTTGTCGAACGTGAAGATCTTCGTCACGTCGGCCTGATTCATGGTCTGCTGGACGCGGGCGGAAACGTTCTTGGCATTGCGTTCGTCCGCATAAAGCGTGGTTGCAAGCCGCCACTCGAAAATGTTGCCCGCGCAAACCGAGCGCGGATAGTTGTTGACCAGCTGCACCTGTCCGGGCGCTTCGTTGCCGATCTCCCTATGAATTGGGACAGTGTAAAAGCCCGCCGTCGTGCTGCCGTCCTCCAGCGTGATCGCTGAATAGCTGGTCGCATAGACCGCCTCCGGCTTGAAGACGAGCAGCTTTGAGTAGTGCCGGGACATTGCCGTAATCGGCGTGTTGGCTGTTCCGATCTGCATTTCGTACAGATCCGGAAAATACTCCGCGCTGGCCTCGCCGTCTTCCGTCACGCCGCAGTAATACGCTTTGTTGCTGCCGTCACCGTACAGGAACACGCGCGTATCGGACGCGCCGTTGAAGAACTCGCTGAACCGCATTTTTTCGATCTTCACGCGCAGCGTATTCGCTACGTTGTAGAAGATTTCGACGTTGTTGCTGCCCTGTGCCGGAGCAGCGGAAAACGTTACCGTTCCTGCGGCCTTGTCGACCGTGAAGCCCGTCGTCATTTCCGTTTTCTCCACGAACACGAAATCAATGCTCGTGACGTTCTTCTCCGGCAGCTGATAGACCGTGGCCGTCCCATCCGCAGAGAACCGGACGCGGCGCTTTCCTGTCAGCATATTGACCGGTTCCAGCGTCGTGCCGCCCCCGCCAGGCGCGGAGGCGGTCACAACGACCGGCACATACCCGTGTACGGTATCAACGTATCCGATCCCGTCCCATACCAGATACTCCGATCCGTTCAGGATATAGAGCTTATCCCCGAAGCCGAAAAACGTTGTCGGCGCGTCAAGAATGTCGCCGATGTTCTCCGCTCCGTTTTCTGTAATATTCCAAACTGCGCCGTCAGCCGCGCAGACGGTCACTTCGCCGCCCGCAACATAGCCATGCCACAGGCCGCGCACAGGGCCGGTAAAGGCGTGCAGGGTGTTATAACCCGGCCTGACGCGCAGATGATATTCGCTTGTAATTTCAAAGTTCTTCAGAACCGACGCCTCGCCCAATTTCAGCTGCGTATCGCCGTCGTTAGATTCGTTCAGCCCCAAGAACTTTTTGATCGTAAAGATCTTGCTGTCGTCTTTGGTTGGTATTGTCGCCATAAAGTAAATACCTCCAAGAAAAGGGGTGCGTTGCCGCACCCCTTATTTTGTGGTCGCTCAGTTCTTCGCTTCTGCAAGATCAGACCAGAAGGAACCGGTCTTCTTAGCTGCCGCGCGGACAGTGGCGCCCGCCTCAAGCGTCGGCTTCGCAGTAGCGCTGTAGGTCGCCGCGGTCTCGGAGAAACGCGGGTCGGAGCCGTCGGTCGTGTAGATCAGCGTCTCGCCTTCACCGCCGGTCAGCGTGAGCGTATTGGACGTAATCGCGATAGTCGGCGTGGTAGCAACCTTGCCGGACGCAGCCGCGACGTAAATGCCGTTCGCCATCGTCGGCTTGACAAATGCATCGTACATAACGCGACCTTCAACGAGGTTTCCGCTGATACCTGGAACATTGGAATGGATCTTGTAATCCTTCAGCTTCATCGGGGAGATCGCCGAGTTCTTATAGATCAGCATGAAGTAGACGTTCGTGGGCATTGTAGCCAGCGCCTTGACGGGAACGCCGTCGAACGTGCCGATAACGCCCTGCTCGAGGGACTTTCTGCCGAGAACATCAATGCCGATCCACTCGGACGCGAGTTTCAGGTACTTGTAGTAGCTGATATCGATGTAGAACGTGCGGTTCTTCTTCGGCACATGCTTCTTGTCAAGCGCAACGTTCGCGTCCATGAGCGCTTCCACGATGGTGGTCTTGCTCGGCGCGGCAGCCAGTGCAACGTGCTGACCGGCCTGTTCTGCCCAGACCTTCATGCGGTACTCATCGATCTCTGGCGTCACAACTTCGCGCATCTGGCGGCGCAGGGTCTTGCCTGCCTCCTTGATGTTCATCTGCTCGGCCTGATTGCCCTTGTCGATGGTGTAGGTGAAGGAACGATCCTTCTTCATCTGGAACTCGTAAACGTTATCATTGAGTTCCTTCGGCGTGCCGTAGCGGGAAGTGCCGCTGCGCGTGTAATCGTTCATCGGCGCGGTGTCGACTTCGTACACGCGGACGGTCTTGACACCTACAAATTCGGCGTCAAGGTCGGTCGCAAACGAAGACTGGGTATAGCTATCTTCGTAGAATCTTTCCTGTACCTGCTTGGAATATTTCTCTGCGAGATTGATGGTCTTTGCCATTGTAGCCTCCTATTTAGTCGTCGCTAAGGAAGCCCTCCAGGAACGGGTCTTTGCCGGTTTCCTGCTTCGTAGATTGCAGGCTTCCCAGCGATTTTTGTTTATTGCTTTCGTTTTTGGCGCGGATCGCCAGCTTTTCGTTGGCCTCCTTGAGCTGCCGCTCAAGCTCCCGCCGCTGATAATCGCCGTAGGCGTCTACCAGCAATTCCCCCTTGCCGACAGCCGACCAGACCTCCTGCGGGATGGTCTTGGGGTCGACGTCCTTGAACTTCTCTTGAAATCGGCGGATATCCTCGCGCTGCCGCGCTTCCGTTTCGCTTTTGCGCGTTTTCTCCGCTGTGGTTTCCTGCAACCGACGTTCTGCGTCCTCACGCAGGATCCGTTCGTGCGCGACCTCCGGGCTAAGCCCCTGAGAAACGAGCATATTTGTGCGGATAACGTTCAGAAGATCCGGAATGTCCTTTCCGGCTGCTTTCGCCGCCGCTTTCAGCGCCTCAAAAACGGGTGCATTTTCGTCGCGGTACTTGGAAAGTTCCGAATTTTCTTGCTGTAATCGGTCGCGCTGTTCCGTTACATGGTCGTAATTCAGGCCCTTCTGCGCCAGTTCTGTGACCTGCTGCCGCGTATACTGCTTCGTTTCCTTGTTGTACTTGAGGTCGAACATCGGTTCCTCGGTGCCGTCCTGCTCGTCAGCAGCCGTACCGTCTTTGCCCTGCGCGTCCTCAGCATCTTCGGGTTCCTGCTCCTGCGAGGCTTCTTCCTGCTCCTCCGGCTCGGTCTGGTTGCCGTCGCCGTCGGCTTCTGGCGTATCCTCGAATTCGCTCAGATCCACGTCGTAGTTGTCGTCGTCAACAACAACTTCGGTTTCGTTCTCGTTCATGGTGTCCTCCTGTATTTGGCTATGGTTGGCCAATTTAACGGCTATGGTAGGCCGTCAGTTTACGCATTTAACAGGACAATCCGCCGTAATACGGCGTAATGTCCTCCCACTTCGCGGCTTTCTTTGCGGCAAGATCCCGGATCAGTTCGGAATACTTGGCATTGAAAAACGCCGCCATAGAATCATTTTCGCCCAGCAGCAAATGTGCCGCGAGGCCGTAGGGCATAATGCCCTGTGCAAGCACGTCGTCCAGATCGATCACGTCTGTAAACGCCTTAATCTCCGTGCAGACATCGCGCGTCCCGTCCTCCCGTGCCTCGTAGGTATCGGAATACGGGAACAGTTCGTGCCGCAGGATGTTGAGGATCGACAGCGTGCGCAGCTTGTATTCAGAAGTATCCGCCGTCGAGGTCTCGCCGGTCGTTTCGTTCTGCTCGTCCATCAGATGGATCGCACGGGCAAACACCCATGCCGCCGTCGTCGTATTCATACCTAAACCCCTTTATGTATTCAGTAGCCGATATAAGAAGCGCTCGGCGCGCCTCCGGTCATGTACTCGTCGTAGTCGTCCAGCCGGTCTTCCTCATAATCGTCAACCTCGACCGGCTTTTCCGGTTTCAGCGTCCGCATCACGCAGAAATAGCGCAGCGCGTCTACATCGTGTGTCAGCTCGTGCGGCTGCTTGGCGCAGTCGTTCGGGTTCTTTTCGTCGTGCTGGATCGCCTGCAAATCGTCGATCAAACTCTTGCAGCTTTCGCAGATCATCAGGCCCGGCTTCCCGTCCGGCAGAGACTTGAGCATTTCCTTCACAGCCATAAAGCCCTGCACGCGGTTGTTCGCCGCCTTCAAAACCGGCAGGCCGCATTCGCCGAAGATCTGCGCCATTGTCTTGCCGGTATCCTTCTGCGTCGACCACATATCCGGCGGTGCAATCGTATACTCGATGCGCTCCCGCGCAGGCGTCAGAGAAATCGCCGCGCTTGCGGCTTCGGAAACGATCAGCCGCGTTTCGTTGTACTGCCGGTATACATAGCATCGACCACCGAAATCGACCGCCACCCACAGGCAGGCAAACATATCGAGGCCGTAGTCGAACGCCCGGTATTTTGCCCAGCGTGGGTCAATCGGAAAATCCTCCGGGAAGGTATGCACCCCGCGCCGGAACTCCGGGAAGAATCCGCCGGACAACGCATCCCAATCGCCGAAACGGTGTGCCCTGCGCACGTCCTCCGGCAGAAGGTCAAGCGCGTTGACGTAATCGGGCGAACCCTCCAACAGGTCAACGTTGTCTTCGACCGTCGCTTTGATAAACAGATAATCGTCCGGGTTCTCGTTCGGCAGAAAGTCCCGCTTGACAAACAGACGCTTGACCCACTGATGCCCGATACCGCCGGGGTTGCACGTCAGATACATCCGCTTTGGAAACGGCGTCGCGCCTCGGCAGCAGGCCGCGATACCGCGGAACTCCTGCTCGGTGAACTGCGTCGCTTCTTCGATGAAGATCCAGTCGTATTCCTGACCTTGATACTTACCGGCGACAGCAGAGCCGAACCCGTCCATATTTCCGAACTTGATCGTCGAGCCGTTTTTGAAAGACAGAAGGTGCTTCTGCACGTTGTACACGGCAACGCTCTCCGGGACCAGCTTGACAATCGGATCGATCACGCTGTTCTCAAGGTCTTCGTACCGCCGTCTGAGGATCAAAATTTTCAGTCCCGGATAGTACAGGCAAGCCCCGACCGGCTTTCTCTGCGTACACCAGCTTTTCCCGCCGCCTCGCGCACCGCCGTAGCAGGTGTATTTCACCGTCGAGGCAAAGAACTGCCGCTGCGGCTCACTGTTTGGCTTGCCGAGGTCGATTTTCACAGTCTCTCCCGGCGCTGTTCGCTTGTACGATTGCTTGCCCATGCAGTACCTCTGTGCTGTGCTCGTCTTGCCTGCCGGGTGTTCCTGGCACCCGACAGAACAAGAGGAAAGGAAGTAAAGAAGGAGGATTGCCCGCTTGCTTAAGGCAGGCAAGACCAACACAACACGGCTTTTTGTTTGATTTTTGAAATTTTCATGGGCGGGATCCCGGAAGGGTGGCGCCCGTTTTGTTGCTACCCCGCTTTGGGGGATGGAAGACGCGTGGGTTCAATCATATATATACATAGGATTGAAGCTGGCCGCCCCTTTTCCGCCACCCCTCCCTATGCCCTCTTCCTTGCTTGGGGCTGTACGCACTCGCGCATGGACGAGGCAGGGCAGGCGCGGGGGCCTTAATGGCCTGCGGCCTGGGGCTACTGATGTACACACGCGCAGCACGCAGGCGCGCAGACATTATGCAGCGTTATGCACTGCGGAAAGTATGTATATTATGCGGAGTATGCACAGAAATTTGTATATTGTTATAACTTCCAGCTGATTCTCCGTGTTTTCAGAACTTATTGAGAATTATGAACGCAACAAAATAGATATTTGGTGGCGTTCACTTGAAAGCGTCCATGTCTCCGGCCTTATTGCCAAAGGTAACATTGACCTGTACAGCATTGCCGTTGAAGTCCTTTTGGCCTCCGAATTTGTCCATCAGAATGCCAAGAACCGTTGCAGCTTGGAGCGCATTGCTCTTTTGCAGCTTCTCTGGAAGATCGTCCAATACAATATCAATAGCAGACTGTACCTTGTCCAGGCGGCTGTCTGCGAACTCTTTCATGCGCTCCTCAGCGGTCTTTTTTACCGCTTCAGCGACATCCATATTGTTGTTAATGAGCTTCCGCGCCGTTTCCCAAGATACGCCGCCTGCTTTTGCAGCATCTGTGATCGTTCCGCTGTTGGCATACTCGGCAATGACGGCGGCTTTCTGCTCAATATTGATCCGCTTTCCCCGCTCGCCCTTCGCCACGGTGCCACCTCCAAGAGCGTTAAAATTGCGCTTGCGCGTCGCCTGCGCACGCTTGCAAGCTGGCTTGCAGCTGCGCTGCTAGCGCAAGCATAACAGCAAAATTGGATCATGGTAAAGAATTTGACCACAGGCGAAACAGGCCCGAAGCCTTGCGGCGCAATGGTTTGAGGCCGTTTGAAAATGGGTAAATAAAGCTATTGACACATGGTCAAGAAAATTTTTTCGAAAAACCTCTTGACATACTCCGGTGTATGCGCTATGATGAAGCCACAGAAACAAAGAAGCCGCCCCGGTGCTGGAACACCGAAGCGGCAAGCCCAAACAAAAACCAGTCACGATTTAAGAAAGGACGCATTTATTATGACACAGTATTTCGCAGATTGCAAGACCCTCGACGAACTCCGTATTGCTTACCGCAAGCTGGCCGCGATCCATCATCCGGACGTCGGCGGCGATGTCGCCACGATGCAGGCGATCAACGCCGAACATGACCGCGTGTTTGAGGCTCTGAAAGCCGCGCACAACGCAAGTGCCGACGAGTACCACCAGACCACCGAAACCCCGGAAGAGTTCCGCCGCGTCGTTGTCGAGCTTCTGAAGCTCTCCGGCCTCAACATTGAGATCTGCGGTTCCTGGCTCTGGATTGGCGGCAACACCCGCGAACACAAGGAAGCCTTGAAGGCCCTCGGCTGCAAGTGGAGCAAGAACAAGATGCTTTGGAGCTGGCACCACGAGGAAGCAGGCCGGAAGTGGCGGCGCGGTAACTATTCGATGGGCGATATCCGCCGGAAGTACGGCTCTTACAACGTCCAGATGTCCGAAACAGCGGTGGCGGTTTAATCCGCCCCGCATCACAGGAGGAACACAACATGAAAGCCGCCGGATATTGGCCCTGCAGAAACGAGATCATCGCCGCGCACCTGTCCACCCCGCACAAATACGAGCCGTTCACGGAGCTTTTCGACGTGGACCAGCTCGACGCCATCCGCGACAAATACGGCGTGGACCTTTACCGCGAGTGCTACGCCGACGCGCTGCACGAAGTCATGGAAGCCGCCAACATCATGACATATCTTCGCGCCTTGGGCGTTGAGTGCAAGCCGATCTTCACCCCGGACGACTGCCACGTGAACTTTATCGCCGTGTTTTCCCTCGGCAACACGACCGCCCAACGCATCAACGAGATCGCCCGCAAAGCTGATCTTTGCGTCCTGTTCCAATGCCCGACCCACTAATCAACCCATAAAAAAACCTTTGGCTTTGCTCCCTCCCTGAAAAACATCATTCCTGGCAGGCCGGCGGCGAAGCCGAAAAGTCGGAAGCATACGACATCTAAACGAACGCCCGCCCCGGAGGTTACGAGGGCAGGAGTTTTACCATGGAATACAGAAGCGGATTTTATGAAGAGCGCCGCAGCCTGCTCTTAAAGCAGCCGGACGCGATCAACACCATCAGCGATTGCAAGCACTGGGGCGCGTATGCGTCCCGGTACATTGCAGAGGCGCAAGAGACCATCAGACAAATGCAGGAATACCAGGCGCAGCTTTATGCACGCGTGCAGCTTCTGAGCATCGCGCCGTGGCATTACGAACTGAAGCTGACGCGCCGCCGCAGCTACACCGATAACCACGTTTATTACGATTTGACGTTGACGAAGGTTTTTGAAGATGCTACAATCAAGCCGGAAGAAGTACAGCGCACCACCTACCCCGGCGCGGAGCGATACGCTGCTTTTGCGGCTTATGAAGCAGAGCGGAAAGCCCACCCCGGCATTATTGCCGTCAAGGACATTGCAAAATCCGCGTGGGAGCGCTGACAGGAAGAAGGAGGTTTTTCCAGATGAAATACAGTGGAGAATGGACAGTTCGCGGCGCGTTGAAGAATGATGGCATTTTTACACTCAATGGGCCAGATGATAATCAGCTCTATCTGCCCGTTGGGGCGGAGGGCTGGAAGGATAGATGCAACGCTTTCAATCTTTCCACGCAGGAATTTGAGTCGATTCCTGCACACGCGGATGTTTTTGAGATTGACATCCTGTGTAGCCGCGCAAATTGGGAGGCTGCCGATGTTGACTGATGCCCAGCGCCGTGCTCAGCGAAAGACGCATACCAGCAGCGCAGTGAAAATGCGCTATAATGCGAAGACTTACCGCAAGTTTACGCTTACGCTCCGAATGGATAACCCAGAAGACGCAGTATTGATCGATGCTATCGATCGCTATATTGTCAACGGCCGCAGCCAGTCGGAAGCCATCAAAGCCATCATGCGCGGAGAATAAACAAAAGCGCCCAGCCAATCAAGGCCGGGCGCTTCGCTTATTGTCCCATCTATCAAGCAGGATCTGCACAGCGTCCACAAACTCTTTGGAGATTTCGCCTTTGCCTGACAGGTATTTGTAACACGTCTTGCCGGAGTACGGTATGTACTCCGGCAGTTGATTGATCTTGATATTGCGTCGGTGCAGTTCCGCTCTCAGTCGTTGCCGCGTCCGCTCGCGTCCCCGCATTGTTGCACCTCCTTGCAATCCCTGACGTCCAAGTGCTTTAAGCAGTGGTTTTGGCAGTTCTGCGTAAAGCTATCGCAATATATCTCCGTGCAGCATAGCTCCGGCTCATCCGACCACTCTTTCAGGTCGTCGTCAACGGCTTTCTGTATGATTGCCGCTTGCAGCTCCTTTTTGTACGCCGCGCACAGAAACGCAGCGTTAGTTATAACGTGCCACATTGACGGCAGGCCGCTCTCATCGTCGAGCGCCAGCGGATTATCCCAGATATGCAGAACGTGGCGCAGAAGGGCGTCCAGCCACTTCTCACGCGGTACCTTGCGCCAGTCCTCGGCGTCTCCGTATTTGCGCATTCCGTATTCACGCACCTGCATGATCGCCTCAATCGCCTCCACCGGCACGAGCGACGGGCGGGGCTTGCCCTCGTCGTACTTTGCACCCTTGATTTTGGGCTTTAGGCCGCCTTGCTCGTGGAATCCACAATTCGGGCATTTACCAGTTGAAAGCAGATCCTCGTCAAACTTCTCATTACACACGGGGCAAATATACCGCCCGTCCTTCGCTTTACCCCAATATTTATCCATCAATAATGTTGCCTCCCTTCGCGCTTTGCGCGGTTCGCATCGTGCAGCGTCCGCATACAGCCCCGTGTTGTTGCATATCTCGCTGCGTCCTTTGATTTCTCCTGCTTGTATCTGTCCGCCTCCCGGCGGAATGCTATGTATCGGGTGCAGTCCGTGTGACAGCCGGTGTGCCTGTCTGCGCAGCCCTTACACGGAGCCTGCACCGGTGTGAGCCCTAGATTTCCCTGCATTCGTCCACCCTCACGCAAACCCGCTTGCCGCCCACCTCGACGACGTAGCCCGTCCGATTTGTCCTGTATTTGTATTTCTCGGCTGGATACACCCGCCCGCAGACGGGCCGCATTTCCGGGTATACCTGGATCGAGCGTGTAATCAGGATCCGCACGCGCTCCGCCCGGCCCATCACAGCGTCCCTATGTGCCGTCCATGCGCACGCTTCGCTGCAAAAATTATATTTTGCCTTGTACTTCGACGGTGCGCGCATAAACGTCTTCCCGCAGGCATCGCACGCCAGCTGCATCAGCGGTCTTGGCGGCTTACGCTTTGTCTTTCTGCCTGTCACAGCTTCACCCCCCTTGCTAATCTAAAAATCTCATAGAAAAACAGTTTCATCAGTAACTTGTACGTTATCTGTGATCTCCACCTCCATTTCGTCCGATAGTTTTACCCGGATTTCTGCCCGTTTTGCATGAAATGGCGCAAATGACGATTCGTAGCAATCGCATACAATGTAGTCTCCATCAAAACGGAACTTGTTTTTGTGGCAGTCCTTGTACTCTGCATTCCTGTTGCAGGTTAAAAGCTTTGCCCATCGTCCCTTCCAGTCCGGAGCTTTGATTTTGTAATCAGGATACGTTTCCTGGAATGCTGCATACTTTTCCGGGAATAAACCCCGTAGCTGATGCAAAAACATCGGAACGGTTTTATCTTGATAATCCCGAATTACGCCGCCCGTCATTGCGCGCGGGATAAAATCGCAAATTCTCTTGATGTTTTCAGGCGTGAGTTTATCGGCGCTTATGTACAGTTTGTTTGTGCTAAAATGCGGGTCATCGCAACGGATTTCCCCGCCGAAATCTTCCAACCATGTATAAGAAACGGTGAGAAAAGCGTCTTCTCCTATGCGTGTAATCAAATTAGTTGATGGATATTGCAATTTCCCATAAGCTGGATTCGTTCTGGCTTCTTTCTGAACCCGTAAAAATGCCTTTGACCGTTTTGTTCCACCATCCACAATTGTGATCTCACCGTTTGGGCATCTGACGCCAAATAGTGTTGTTACGCAAAAACATTTTCCATTTCTATAGGCAGAGCATTCCTCGGCGCGGTTGCAGCGGATGTATTCCGCTCTTAACCTACAATCCCTGCTACCATCTCCGTAAAGATGTGCGCAAATGTAATTATCGTTCATAGCTTTACCCCCTTGATGTACTTATCGAAATACGTTACGGCGACCGCCATCGCCGCCCACATATCCGCAGAGAAGCCGTAGAAGAAGCCGGGATTCTTCTTCGTGCCCTTGCCGAAGTTCGGCTGGCCGGGCGCGTAGCGGTCGACGAGAGCCTGACGGATGTTTGCATCTTTTGCACTCAAGCTTCCGCAAAGATCAAGTTTTTCTTCGCGTCGGTAAATTTTTGTCTGATCCGCCGCCTTGCTGTTGTCTATTGCATATTGCCAAAATCGGCCGATCCAATAGCAGGTGTCAAACGTTTCTGCTCCTACGGCCATGCCCATTCCGGCAATCATTTCAATTGCCAAATCGTAGCCGGTCGGCGTGCTTTTGATCACGTCCAAAACAACCCGGTTCGGCTCTTTCCCAACTTTCAGAACGCGACGAATTTCTTCGCCGTCGTGCTCTACTACCACATAGCCAGATTTGATATTCCCCGGATCAATCGCCAGAATTGTGCCCATCAGGCCACCTCCTTTGTTCAAAGTCTTTGCATTCCTCTCCGGAAAAGCACATCCGTTCCAGTTCTTCCTCGGAGAACCGTTCGGCCTTGTGCTTCAGGCACCGATACGGGTAAACGTAGTTCTTTCTGTATTCCAGATTCTTGCAAGTTAAACAGCAATCCTGCATCAGCTTCCCTCCTTTCGCGCTGCCGCGTGCAAAACGCAAGCCTTTCATACTATCCGTTTCGCGCAATACGGGCAAAACTTATATTCTGCCGCTTCGCAGCAGTCCATAAGTTCACCGCAGGCGGTGCAGCATCCGTCAATGATCTGTGTGGTTTCCGCTTCCAATGCAAGATACGCAATGGCGAGCAGTCGGCTATGGTGGCGTAGCGTATGCTCGTCTATGTGCTCTGCGGCCTGCTCGATCGATGCGATTGCTTCTTTCCTGATATCCGCGCCCTCGCCCAAGTCGTCTGCGTAGTGTTTGAAAATCTCTTTCAGATTCATCATGCGCCGTTCCCTCCATCCATCTTCGCCCCGCATAGTCTGCAATAATAGCTGTCGTTAGATTCTGCGTTGCCGCATTCACTACAAGTGAATACACCGTCTTCATGGTGAATCCACCGCCCATGTCGCACCTCCGCAACGTCGGCAGTGCGCTGACGAAGCAGGAGCGTTTTCACCCGCTGAGGTGTCCAGTTCGGATTTTCCGCGTTGCAGGCTTCAAAATCTGCCAGCGCCGCCTCGCGGCTGATGTATCCGTCAGGCATGGTCGGCCTCCAATTTGCCTTTGTGTTTCTTCACGAGCTCCTTCGCGAAGTTCAATCCGACTGCAGTATAGTCAAATTCTGAGTCCCCGATAGCCGGTTCAACGCATCCTTCTGTCCCGCCATATGTGCCATGATGCTGTGTGAAGTCACTTCCGTCCGGGAAACGCACTGCATAGCCGTCGTACAGGTGCTCTATCGTGCATTTGATTCCAAGATCGACGCAAAAATGGTACAATGCGCGTATTTCAGTGTATTTTGCTGGAAAATCTAACGTTCTTTCCTCAGGCGGCAGCACGACCACGCGCCCGTCCTTGTCGGCCTCGGCAAGCTCGCGGAGGCGATTTGGGATTTTTCCTTTGGCTCCATCCAGTGTCCCGACATAATACGCCATACTGCTTTTAACCGTCTCGTAGCACTCACAGCCAGTGGCGCTACTCTGCGCCATCGGCTCGCCGCATTGTCTGGAGCACGCCCAATAATGGATGCACTCTTCACAGGCTCTTTCAAGATTTTCTTTAGGTGGCATGTTTTATTCCTCCATTCCTTCAAAAACCATTTGTCCCGGCAAAACGCCATCTTCCATCCACCAGTGCATCACGTCCTCACCTGTTTGCCAGTTGCAAGGCAAGCCTCGCTTTTGCCGTTCCGCAAGCATCCTGTCAAACGCCCGGACATACGCCGCTGTGATCTTTGGGTAACGCGCGAACTCCACCTTCCGGTGCTTGCCTGCCATCGGGCAGCCGATACAACCCACTCGTTCAAAACCGCAGGCGTAAAGCGGATTCATCGAGATCTTTTCTGCCGTGCAGTAATCCCAGATGTCAGCGTCCTGCCAGTCAATGATTGGATTGATCGTCCGCGTCCCCTTGAGCTGGCATTTTTCCACTATCATTCGGCTTTCGTCGTTGTCATTCATCAGCATCAGCCGCTTGGATTCGTGCTTTTGCGCCTCGGCCCAGCGAACGCCTGTCGCAATCCATCTTCTTTTCCTACTGCTCTCTTTGAGTTCCGCGCAGCAGTACCGCACCAGCCGTGTCGGCGGCATGAGTTTGCGCGGAATCAAATTCCACATGGTCACATTCCCGCCGTCCGATGTGCGGTGGGTATCGATGGTGCATTTTACGCCTGCCAGCTCCAAGTGCCGGAAGGTGTCTCGGACGTGCCAGACGGTCTCCGGCGCGTCCGCCGTGGTCAGCGAGTGCAAAACCTCATACTGGATACCGGCTTTGCCCGCCAGATGCAAAAGCACGTCCGAGTCCTTGCCGCCCGAGTAGGTAATCACAAGCGGCTGCTTGTACAAGCGCAGGCTCATATCCGAGGCCATACGCAGCAGATCAATCGCTCTTTGTTCTAAGCTCATTTCATTTCCCCTCCAAATCGTACTTCGGCATTTCCGCCCACGCGATCACGCTGTCCCAATCTCCGCATCCCTCCAATCCAAACGAATGGTTTCCCCAATCGTCGGTATCGACGCGGCACACATCTTTGTCCACTCCCCACTCGGTTGCAATTAGGATTTCCTGCTCATCATCAGGCATAGGGCAGTCGAACATATACTCCGGGATTTCAAAATCCGAATAGCCATGCTCGGAAAATTCAGCTTTTTCCGCATCCGTTAGTGGGCGTTCGTTGAGTTTATGCCATAACACCGGCTCGACAAACTCTCCCGTTGTGATTCCGTCCCGCCTCACAGCGTACTTTAGTGCCTTGTGCTTGATTAGAGACAGAAGCAGTTGAATCTGAAGGTTCATGAACCACTTTCGATTCCAAATCCTCCCGTTCCAATAGATGTTTTCTTGCAGCACTAAATCGTCCAGTGATCGAATGCAATCGCCTTTCATGTATTTGGGTTTACTCATTTCTTCCTATTCTCCTTTTTGTTCAATTGCCGTCCTCCTCCATTCCTCCCCACTGTTCCGCCATCGCCTTTGCGATTCCGTGGAATGTCTTTGCTCGGTTCTTAGCACGGTCGGTAGTAAACATACCTTTGTGTTGCTCGCCATGCTTATGGCTATAGCTTCCGCTTGGGCACCATGTCGCTGTCGGCTCAACAATATTGGTCGGCTCTAACGGCTGGACACCACGCTCCCACAGCAAGGTTTTTTTGCTAAACGGGTGCCCGTATTGATAGGGCTGTATGGCCTGGGTTGGCTCTGGATACTCAAAGACTTTACTCGGCGTCGGATTCTCAATCACAACTTTTTCACAATCCGCTGCCCAAATAGCTAAAAACAGCGCTTTGCCGCACAAGCCCTCATAATACCGCTTGATATTGAGCTTGCCGCCCCTATACAAGTGCCGCGCTCCGGCGTTGCTGGTTTTGGTGCAGGGTGGGAAAGCAATAATCATATCCCACCGCCCCACATCATGCGTCTGCCCGTCCATGGTGGTCACTTGCCCCCCCTCGATAGCCTCAAGCGCATCGCCAAGGATATGCCACTCTGGGTGTCCGCCGGACGGCTCCTGAATATCGCAGGAGTACGCCTCATATCCAAGCGCACGAAACGCCTTGCAGACTTCCTGTGATTCCTCACAAACTGCTAGAACCTTCACTTTTCCTCCCTCCCCGGCGTAAGCTTCGCCAGCAGGATCTGCCCCAGATCCGCCACGTACACCAGCCGCGAGCGGCTGTACACCTCCATCCGGTCTGCCTCGATGTTCGTCAGATCGTTGCAGCAATCGCAAACAAATCTCATGTCTTGTCCTCCTTGTCCTCTTTGTTTTCCGCAAGCATTCGCTCGACCGCCTCCAGCTGGATCGCATCAAGTTCGTCCCCGTGGCGCTGCACGCCTTGCTGCAATCGGGCAGCGCCCTTTGACACCGGCCCCATCACCCTGTCCACAGCTGCACGTTCCAGCGGGTTCAGCTCGTCGTGGTGCCCCTGCACGCCGTAGCCGGGCTTTGCAGCGCGGCCAAGCGCCGCAGGGCGTGTGCTGGCCTCTTTCAGCCAGTCAAACACGATCCCCTTGTAATTTGCGGCCATAGAGCGGGTTATCACGTCGATCATTGCAGCCTCGCCATATTCCTCTGCGGCTTTCGTGATCTGTGTGACAAGGCTTTGCAGGCCGACAGGCTTATACTCTTCCCGTCGTTCTCCCTTGTATGCCACCCATTTCTCAACGGATTCGCGCAGCGTGGGGGGAAGGGGGGAAAGAATACTGTCCTTGTCCTTTTCCTTTGTCCTTTTCCTTTGTCCATAGCTTTTTTTGCTTTCATCGGAAAGCATTTGCTTTTTTTGCTTTTCGTTGCTTTCGTCAAAAGCATTTGCTTTTTCGGATTCAGGCCGACCGCCCTGCTTTCCTGCCTCACTTCTGGACGCGGAGACGGCTTTTTGCGCCGCTACGGATTCGTCAATGTCCCGTCGAATCGCAGGCCAAATGAAACGTTCACTCCCGCTGAACTCTGGCTCTGCTCCCGACTCGCGATAATCCATCGCGGCCAGCACCAAGCGCCCCACCTCAGCAGCACTGTACGCCTCGAAATAGCTCCTGTAACTCAGCCACAGCTTGACGTATTCCTTTTTATCTCCCATCCGTCAGCCCTCAGAACGGCAGGTCGTCGTCGCTTTCGTCAAGCTGTTTGAACTCCTCTGCGCTGGCCGGTGCAGCCGTTACAAAGGATTCTGCCTTGCTGGGCTTGAGATACCGGATACAGTCGCGCGTCACACCGTCATTGCCCTCAAACGGCTCCATGTGCAAAATGCAGTTGCGGCCGACCAGATCGTCAAGTTCAAAATCGGTGCCCGGCTCAATGCCAAGCGCGTTTGCATACTTGCCGATCTTGTCTGCGTCATACTCGCCGGTATCGCGGTCGGGCCAGAAGTTCTTGAAAATGTGCTTCTTCTGGTATTCCTGCTCGACGTCCTCACGGACGACGAAATCAAACTTGATGCACTCATTTCCGTTCTTCGTTACGCTGTAGCCGCACGATTTCAAATAGCACTCATAGTCGCCAGCCTTCATCAGACCGCCATCATTCTTTACTGCTTTAAATCCCATCTATCTTGTCCATCCTTTCAGTGTTCATTTCCCAATGTGTAAAATAATCGTTGATATATCCATTTGCCAAAAGCCAGTTGATAAAGCATGAAATCGTATCTTCGATAGGCTCGAAATCGCCGCGTCGGTACGTCTCCGCGTAAGTGTTCGCGCCGTCGAAGATCAGATATGCAAATTTCGACGCGCCGGGTAGCAGATGCAGATACATCGGGTGCTGCGGACTGTGAAGATACTTGCCGTATTCGTACCGCTGCACGCGCTTGATATCGTAGATGATTCCGGCCTTTACATAGTCGCAGACACCGTAAAGCTGGAAATCCAAGCCCGCCACACGAAGCCGCCCAGCAACCGGCACTTGCGGTTGACCTCCTGTACAGATACGGGAAAACTTTTCTACAGCCCGGTCGTATTTCTCGCTGACCGACTCGACCGGTACGCCAGCAACTGCGCTGTTAATCGCCGCCTCGAAATCAATGCCTGCCTGCATAGCCTGCGTTGTTTCCTTCTCTTCACGCCGAAGCGTGGAGAGGAAGGAGGACAGCGCCGCGTCTGCATACGCATCATCCGCATCAAGAAAGTGCTTCCAGCTGCTCAGCAGGCTTTGTGTCAGCCAATACATAGGCGTTTTTCTCCTTATCGTATTTCAGGCCGAGTTCCTTGCACTTGCGCTTGAACTCTGCGCCAAGCTCTGCGGCGCTGGTCAGCGAGTGTTGGAGCTTTGCAAGCTCTTTGCGGGCTCTCAGCGCCGTTTCTGGGTCGCAGACAAGGGCGATAAACGCGTGTCCGGCTTTCATTGCCGTGTCGTAAGCCGCTTTCTCACCGCTGTAGATTGCGGCCTGCGCATTGATATCCTCCTGCGCCTTACGGAACAGATCTGTTAGGAACGTGGACTTCTGGCCGGGCTTGAGTTCCGGCAGCTGCATCACGCCGCGCACACCGAAGCAGCCTTTTGCAAAGTATTCGTCTGTCGGTGTAAAGCCGATCATGCGCTTGTTGCCCATCATGAACATATAGCCACCAAAATCGGCAGGCGTCCAAACAATATCCTTCGCGCCGCCCTCGCAGGAAAGGCGTGTCTGAATGGTGTCGCCCTTCTGCTGTTCCGTCGTGTGGAACACCACGATCAAATGCTTCCGGTCTTTTGCGCGGATCTGATAACACAGCCGGTCAAACTCAGACTTAATCACGCCGTACATCGCGCGGCCATCCTTTGTGGCCTTGCTATCCTGCTTCTTCGCCCAATCCTTCATCAGCTGCACCAGCATACCGCCGGTATCGATCACGACGGACTCAGCCGCCTTGTATTCGTCGGAGTCCATATCGCCAAGCATTTCTTCGTAGGATTCCACAACAGAGGTCACGCCTCGCTGCTCTGGCCTGACGCGGGCAATGCCGTTGTCCGTGTCGAACAGAAACGGCTTCGGTGCTGAAAGGGCCAGCGTTGTCTTGCCCAATCCGGGCTGTCCGGAAATGATGCACATGAATTTCTTGTTGCTGAAATCGAGTTCAGCGGGTTTCTTGATTGCCATTTACCTTACCTCCACAAATTCGCCGTTCTTCAGCCGATACCAGGTATCGGCCTTGATCTTCTCGCCGTCGACGATTGCCGCCTTGATAGCAATGATCGGATATGTATTTCCGTCCCACTCGCCGCGCTCGACGCAGCAAATCGCGCAGCCAAGAGCGCCCTTTGCTTTACACTCATATCCGGCTGCAAGAGCAACACCGGCTTTGCCCGTGGCGGATGCTGCGCCCCGATCGCCTGTGGCGGAGGCTGCGCCCTGATCGCCTGTGGCCGATGCTGCGCCCCGATAGCCTGTGGCGGAGGCTGCGCCCTGATTGCCTGTGGCGGAGGCTGCGCCCTGATAGCCTGTGGCGGAGGCTGCGCCCTGATCGCCTGTGGCGGAGGCTGCGCCCT